TCTGCATAGGTAGCTTCGCCTGTCTTTACATACTCTTTAAGCCTACGATTCTCTTCCATGAACTGCTGAGCTAATCGCTCAAGTTCTTGCTTTTCGCGCTGCGCTGCTTCTTTAGCGCGACGTTCATCGTGCCGCGCATGTGTTAGTTCTTTGATACGAGCCTGCGCACCTTTGGTGTATGACTCAATCTCTTCATCCGTTGGGTCTTCGACATTTCTGTCCAAAGGCTTAGCGGTTCTGTCGCGGGGTGGGGTGTCGTCCTCAATCTCAATGGATACGTCACCTTCAGCATCGACATCAATTTCTATGTCATCTTCGGGTTTACCCTTAGATTCCGTCTCTTCAGTTTCATGCGGAAACTTAAACTCTTCTGTTTCATATTCAGCCATGTTTATCTCCTTTAAACGCGTTGTATGCCACGTGGGTCTTCGACCGTCGCTTCTACTTGGTCGTCATTAATCAAGCGAAATTCCTTGCCGTGAATCATGATTCTGGTACCCGTATACGGGCGAGTAATCACGAAATCGCCTTCTTTACACCACGCGCCTTCAGGAAACTTTTCAGGGTCTTTGTAGGCATCTGGTCCAAGCTTGACTACGAACAAGACCGGGGAAGTAATTTCCTCGATTTTTACCGTCTGGTCAGACTTAACAATCCCACTCTCGTAGGTATCGCCCGCGTCAACCAAGGCACACAGCAGTCGCCAACCTTTTGGGTCTGGTAGCGCTTTTGCCTTTTGCTCGGCTTGTTCATACTCATGATCCACTTCTGGGGCTTTAAATACGCCCGGCGGCAGGATTATTTCTTTTTCCGGAACTGCTATAGCTTCACTCATCGTTAGCCTTCTCTATGTTTTCAGCGAGGTCAAGTAGGTGACGCTCTGCATAGGCTAGACCTCGAATAACCCCGCAAAGCTCTTTATAGGCCGCATGGTCTGGGCATGCGCCCGTAGCCAAGTCGTCCGTAAAGTTGTTCATATCGGTGCGAATTTTGTTGCGCATCGCCTCGATAAAGTCCATAACAATTAAGTCCATTTACTACTCCTTCGTTGGTTTTTTAGTTTCTTGTAGTTTTGCTGCTCGGTTTTTAGCGTCTTCAATGACCTTGATCTGCGCGTTCATACCCGCAAGGCGCTCTTTAGACTGTATTTCTTGCTCTTTTAGCCTGATCTCGTCGGCCTTAGACGCCGCGTCCATCATGAGCTTCTTCTCCTTGATCTCAGTCTCTTTGTTCTTGCGTTGCTGGTCTTGCATCTGGAGTTGAAGCACTGGGTCTTGAGCGTTCTGTGCAGCTTGTTGCTGAGCCATCATGGCTTGAGACTGCGCCAGCACTTGCGGTGCGGCTTCTGCCATCATGCGGCTAAGTTCTCTCTCCATGTCCTCTGGCAACTCGTCTTCCTGATCTGGCAAGGCAAAGCCAAGAGCCTGCTGCATCTTGACACGGTAGGCGTAGCCAACGTGCTCGGCGATATGCGCTTGCATAGACCCTTGAATTACCGCTGCCTGTGGGTTCTGCCCAATCAGTTGCTGAACAACGGGGTCATTCATAGCGGAGGTGTGAACCTTGATGTGAGCCTCGTGATCTTGATACGAGAAGGCTTTTAATGGCTTGCCACGCAGCGCGTTCTGGTTCTCCGAGATCGGGTCGGTCGGCTTCTGATCCTCCTCGAGCGGCACTAGCTTGTCCGCATGCTTAATCCCCAACACCTCTAGCATTTGCCTATGCAGCACTGGCATGTTGTAAATCTGCGGAGCCATCTGTGCTAGCTGGATAACCGCTTGGTACTGTACTACTCGCTGGCTTAGGGTGGCGGCATTGGGGTCGCTGACCGGTAGAACTTCTACGTTGCTGTAGTCAGCCTTCTTAGCGCGTGGTGTGCCTTCCTCTGGCTCGTAGGTGTACTCGTCGTCTGTGTAATCCCTGATTATTCCCGCTAGCAACTGTAGTTCTTGCTTCATCGAGTAGTGAACGCGGGCTTGTACCGCACTCATTACTTTTAGGGTTCTTTCGAGGATAGCGAGTGTGGTTCCAACCGGCGCCTGATTGGACATATCCGCTACCTTCATATCCGAGGTAGCCGCAAAGCGTCTGCCCTCTTCAACGATCTTGTCCATTAAGCCAGACAGAACCATCGAGGGCTCTTTGTAGGGTAGCGGAAGGATGTTGTCTCTTATGGCACCACTACCTACATCCACGTCTCTAAACTCACCCGGGGCGATTGGCGTGTCGTCGCCTTTGATGCGCAATCCTCGGCTTTTTAGACCGCCAGGGAGATTAGATAAAGTGCCAGCATCGACAAGCTGGCGCATGATACTAGTTGCACTCTTCGCGTAACCACCAATAAGGTGAAATAGTCCAAAGCCATAAGCGCCATAACCAGGAATATACTGGTAATGCACAAAATGGTGCCGCTTAAGTTTAAGAGGGTCATCTTCTTTCCAGTTTCTGCGTATTGCTAAAACCTGATTGGTGCCACGGATCATGGTTACTACATATGGCAGACCAATGCCGGTGGCGTTACCTTCTTTATCTTTATCCTCATACCCCGGCAAGTCCAAGTCTACGTGCGCTTCGTAAATTTCAAAGCGGTCGTCGTACGTTGCAGAGAAACCTGTCTCTTTGTCCTTGCGCTCTTGAATATCGCTGGTGAACTTGCTTGGTTCACCCAAATCAACATCACGATAAAACCCCGCATTAATCAACTTCAACAAATCGTTCTTGGTCTTCCGCATCACATGGGTAATGCGATGGCAGGTGTTGATCTCGCTAATGCCGTAGGGCAAGATGATGTCTTCTGCTGGAATAAACACCGATACTTGGCGCTCTAGGCTTGGGTCGTAGTAAACCTTTTTAAATGCGGAACCGGCTGACGGCAGGTTCCACAACATCTTCTCGTGCTCAGGGCGATACTCAGGCATTTTCTCCGTGAGTTGGTAGTTCATGTCTTCTTGAACACGCACTGCCGCTTCTTTTTTTTCAGTTGTTTCTTTACCTATTATTTGCGTTCTTACAGGCCCTTTGGCTGGAAATGTCTCCATGATGGTGTCTGACTGGAACCGCACCACTGCTTCTGTAATCATCGGATGGAACACACCGCATGCGCCGTCCCATGGTTCTGTACGTTCTTCGAACTTCAAGCCCAGCAACGTAATACCGTCCTTATACATCTGCTCCCAGTCTTTGCGGGAAGCCAAATCGTTACTAATATCCTCAGCCAAATCACCCGCCAAACTCTGTATGTCTCCTTCAGACATAACATCCGCAAGGTTCACATCAAAATTCTCAGCGTCTTCGCCAGCCTCAATCTCAAGAATCTCTTCGCCCTCAACACTAACTCGTACCGCTTCTGGGTCCTCGATCTCAACCTCAATGTCCGGCTCGCCCACTAAAGCTTCCAGCCCTTTTGGCGCTTCGTACAAACTTTTCTCTATGCTCATATCATCCGTCCTTAATTTTTAGCCTAGTAGTACGCAGCTTTTTTGCGGTACTTGTATAGGTATTCATCATCTTTTTCGTCGGAGTCCAACGAAATAAACCCGCCTTGTCTAAAACGCAAAAGCGCCTGAGTCGTAGTATCAACGAAGTCGTCGTGTTCGCCAACTGGGAACGATGCTATTTCTTCAACAACTTCGCGTGCCCAGCGTGTATCTGGCGCCCACACTTTACCGGACGTAAACAAATCAGCTACCGCATTCAAACGTACCATCTTGTCGTTGCCGCGCGATGGGGTGAACTCCTGTACCGGTATGCCCATACGCCGTAGTTCCTGAATCAACGGGCCGCCCGCTGCTTTCTTTTCCACAATAAACGCGTCTGGCTGCCACTCTTTGTATTGTTTGAGTGCCTCTTGCTTGAGGTCTGGGAAGGCTAGTCGGTCTTTGAAGGCATCTAGCAGGATGAGGTTTGGGTTGTTCTTATCCTCGTTGTTGTACCAGATACCCCATGTCGTACATGCGCTGTAGTCAGATGTAGTTTTGGTCTCATGTGCCGTATCCCAAGACTGAATGATGTAGTCGCAGGGTGGTGGATCGTCTGACTCCCATACCTGCCAGTCTTTTCTAGACACAATTGCAGCCATGTCTGACGTCGGTTTTTGCATGTACTGGGCGTTCCAGTACCGCGGGTCCATCTGTTGTTTTTTAGCTTTTAACTGATCCAGAGGCCACTGCGCAGGCCATAAGCTTTTCTCTTCGTCGGTGCCTTCATTGAGAATCGCGGGTAGTTCTACCAACTCCCACGGCTCGCTGTCTGGATTGTTGATCCCAAAGTTGATGAGTCTGCCTGTTAAATCCAAAAGCGACCACCTAGTCATAATCACGACAATCGCACCGCCAGGCATGAGACGTTGTAGCGGTCCGGTCTGAAACCAAGACCATGCATTATCAAACGTAGCCCTGCTGTTGACCTTTATGTCTTGTTCAGAGTGTGGGTCGTCAATAACAAATAAGTCAGCACCGCGTCCGGCGAGCGCACCACCGACACCAACAGCGTAATACTGACCACCAGCCCCAGTAGACCATTTGCCAGCCGCTTTTTGGTCATCTGCGACCACTGTATTTGGAAATACTTCATGGTACTCCTCTGAATCTAGTAAATTTCTTACCCGCCGACCAAAGTCCTCGGACAAACCAGCCGTATGCGTAGCCATGATAATCTTTTTGCTTGGGTCTTGACCTAGAAAAAAGGCTGGGAATAAATAAGACGAGAACTCAGACTTACCCATACGTGGCGCTATGTTGATGATTACCCTCTTCTTTTTCCCCGCGAGTACGTCTTGGAAGATTTTTGCCAGTTTTTTGTGCTGTGGGCCTACTTTAAAGCCCGGATATACGTATTGGGCAAAAGCAATCGGGTTGGTTCGCGCCATTTTTAACTCAACGCGGTCTTCTTTTTTCTCGAGGCTATGCAAAAACACCAACTTCTCTTCTCGCGTCATGTCTTTTAGCGCTTTTTGCGCCGCAAACGCTTCTTCTGGCGTTAAGACTTCTGCTTTTTCTAGGGTTGAGAGGCTCATTTTTGTTTACTCGTCTTTTTTTTCGACGACTTCGGCGTCTACGATATCTACCGCGCCCATGTATTTACTTAATTTATTTTTTATTTTTTCATCTAGCTCTTCGTCGCTGATTTCATCTGTCTTTACAGAAAGCCTTTCTGTAAAGAGCGCCACTTCCGTCACCTTACCCAGCATCTCTAGCGCCTTTAGCCGTATCCGGGCGTCGGGGTGGTCGGTTTCTTTTACTATTTTGGCTACCGACATACTGCGTAGCTCTTCTGCCTGCTCAATAAACTTCCACTGGTAGGCAGTAACCATACCAACTGCGCTTTTTATCTCTTCTGGGAGGTCCAGTTGTAAAAGCTTTTGTTTAGCGTTGGGGTTGCCCGTGGTTAGGGCGTTGAATGCTTCTGTGGTTTTTTCTTGCTGGGCTTGGCTCAGCACTTCATCATCTTCTTCTGTCAGGGTTTTTAGCCACTGGCTAGTTTTAATTTGCGCGTTCAGCGTTTCTGCTGGGGTGAGGGGGTCTAGTGGGGTGAAAGCGGTATCACCAGAAATTATTTCTGGGATAAAGTCAGCGGCTGAAGCAGTGACCAAATGCTCTAACAAAAACTAACTCCTTTGGTTGCGTGTGGAACTCACGATTTTTCCGATTCTACTTTGTTTTTTAGCTGTTGTGTTATTATTTTCTTACCGTGCCTATTTCCTTCGTTTGGTGGCGCGGTTCCTTATAGGTAAGTGACTTCATACCCCGGACTAGTTCCGGGGTTTTTTTTTGAATAAGTGGGGTACTAGCGACAAACATATACGTAGTTGGCAGAAAGGTATGTGCGCTTCCTAGATAGCGCTTTTCACGTTCCTACGTACCGCGTTCCCCCGGTCCACGTGAAGGACAAGATTAGTGTACTGCGTTTTCGTGGGTTTGCAAGTGTCAAGTATTTGACATGACTCGGTGGATTTTTTTACAAAATTTGACAAAAATTGGTTTTGCGGCTGAGGAATAGTATACGCATACAACACGATACGGCTAACCAAAACGGCTTGGTGGGTATCGGGTGGGGTTCACGCCACGCTGAATCATGAAGTTCTCCACAACAGGTTGTGGTATACTGTGGTTGTCGGTAAGGCTTGTAGGGCTTACTGATACAGGTAGCCAAAGCCGTTGTGCTTTGGCTTTTTTATTTGGGACATCTGTCCCAAACATTTCATAAGGAGTTTCAATATGTCTACACTATCTAATGCACTCATCACGCTAATCACAGCAGAGCAAGGCTGGAAGAAGGCTTTGGCTGACGCCCTTAACGGCAAGAAGTTTCTGCCTGAGAAGGCTGTTATTCAGTTAGGTGAAGCCGTTTGCAAGAAGTATGATTGTTTCGTTGACGTGGCAGAGAATGGTATGTATCGGTTCTACAAGACCGAAGAAGTAAGTAGTGCAAACATTCACGAAGCCGCAAAGAAAATGTGGCAACGCAGGGTTGCACCATACCACAACATCACCCGTAATAATCGTGGTGGCGACACAAGTTCTCAGCAAGACGTTGTGCAATCCAAAGCCAAGGTAATCAAGTCTTGGGGCATGAGCAAGGCTCAGGTGTTGCGTGCTGTTGAGCGTGCTTTTGCCAAGTGATTGGGACAGTTGTCCCAAACAAGTTTGACAGAATTCGTAGGGAAAGGCGAGAGGGCGAGTCTTCTCTGCGATTCTGTTTATTGTCAAATCCACGCCCTCATAGGAGTTAATCATGTATGAACCATTGTTAGAACCCAAAGTTGTAAAGGTTGAACTCATGCCTGAGAGTGATGTTATTCAAGGTATGCAGACCTATGAAGTTACCTACGAAGACGGCGAGGTTCGTGGCTTTCTTGCGAACTCATGCGAACAAGCCATTGATTTTGCGTATCGCTTTTACTTTATCTAAGGAGTAATCATGTTATCAAACCAAAACTGTTATCTGTTATCACAAGTTGTTGTCAAGAAACCTAAGACCAAAAAGGTTCAGCCTGTGCGACCTGTTGTAAAAACACAGCCCATGACCATGCAAGAAGCGTTTCTCAAAATCAACGCCCTTGACTACATCAAAAACAAGTTTTAACTAACCAACAAACGAAAGGAATTACCATGAAATTCAACCCAAACAAACACAGCGGTGGCGGTGTTGTATTCATTGATGTCTTTACCAAGAAACCTGTAACGGATTCGTGGTGTAAAGAGTATGAGTCTGCCAAGAAGTTTTGGATACGCCACTATCACAAAGACCCTAACATAGCCATGCGCCCTGTCGCTGATGTTAACTTCTTCTTCATGCGTCATGGTATCTTCTGACCTGTTTGGGACACTTGTCCCAAACATATTGTGGAGAACGGGGTTTTGGGGGCATCTGACAAACGTCCACCTTTTAACCCATAGCGGACACCATGTTGCCGCCCCCAACCCGTTGTGCGTTAAGGCTCCGTCCAACTTTCGGTATACTAGTATATATAAATATATATTCTTATCTCTCTAATAATAAGTAAGAAAAAAATGGACGGAGTTGCTTCACTTAATTTTTTTCCTTTGATAATTTTTTATTTTTGATAGACGTGTATACACAATTTGTATCAAACCCAATTACAATAAAGCCTACACGGCGGCTATCCATACGTCCACCTTGGGTTAAACAGTGGACATTTCATAATTTAGGGTGACGGAAATGCACGAACAGCACGACAAACAACAGAATAAAACCTGCACAATGTGTGGCGAAACAAAACCACGCAACGAATTCAAGCGACGCTTAACTAAGCGACAATCAGCCGCACTACTACGCAGACCCTCAATCTCAACCGCACTCACCGTCATCTCTACTCGTTGTAAAACCTGTTGGGCGCAAACCAAAAGCCGAAAGCCACTCACCATCAAACAAATCAAGAGCAAGAAAGCGAGTGGTGATTTAAGGGGTGTGGTAGCAGACATACTACTCACGCAACGCAAACAAAACGCCAACGCAATCAAGAGCAGAGTCATGAAAGAGTATTGGGAAAAGCAAAGAACCGCACCTATCAAACAACTAGAACAAAACTTACGGCAACAAGTTGCCAAATACAAGAACAGATACCACGCAACAAAATCAAAAGACCCACATCACGCCCTGCTAGCGCAACATAAAAACAATTACGAGATGGCAAGGCGGGTAAGAGATGAGTTGTTGGCGAGAGCAAAGGCAGGTGAAGTGTTTGATGTTGATGTTTTGATTGATGTTTATTTTAAGAAAGGAGTAAGTGATGTTTGATTGGACTGA